GAATTAACTTATAAGTTACTGGATTATTTAATGGATGAAGTAGAGAAGTTGTCTGATGAATGTATTAATCGTGAACATCTCTTTAGATATCTTATTGATGAACAAGAACATAATGGTTTCTATTTAGACTTACCTTATACGAATAAATTCTTAGCTACTCTTACTGATGATTATATTCATATAGAAAATAAACTACAGGAAATCTTTCCAACAGTTGTAACAAAAAGATACCATAAGATTAATGGTAAACCTTTAAAGGATAAGGTAGAAGAGTTTAACCCCGGTTCACGTAAACAAATAGCTGAGAAGTTAATTGAAAGAGGATGGGAACCTACTGAAAAAACAGAGAAAGGTAACATCATTGTTAATGAAGATGTTCTTGCCAAGATAACAGGTATACCAGAATCAGAAGCAATACTAAAGTATCTGTTGCTACAGAAGAGAGCATCACAAGTTAAGTCATGGATTAAATATTGTAATCCTTATACATCAAGAGTACATGGCCGGGTAAAGACATTAGGTACAGTTAGTACAAGGTGTAGTCATATCAATCCTAATGTAGCTCAAACCCCTGCTACTTACTCACCTTATGGTCAAGAATGTAGAACGTGTTGGACAGTCGAAGATGATAAGAAGTATACGCTGTTAGGTTGTGATGCATCCCAGTTAGAACTACGAGTGCTTGCTCATTACATGAAGGATAAAGATTATATAGATACCATCCTTAATGGAGATGTACATACAGTCAATCAAAACATGGCTGGATTAGATACAAGAGAACAGGCAAAGAAGTTCGTTTACGCTTTAATTTATGGAGCCGGGGCAGGTAAGATAGGATATATAATTAACAAGTCAGTAAAGGAAGGAAACAAAACTAAATCTAAATTCTTGAAGAACTTACCAGCATTAAAAACTTTAATTAATAAAGTACATAAGGCAGTCGAAAGAACAGGTAAAGTAAAAGGATTAGATGGTAGATACTTTCAAGCAAGATCATTACACAGTTCACTTAATGTTTTAATTCAAGGAGGAGGAGCCGTTATATGTAAGGAATGGTTTATACAGATAGTTAGAGCTATGAAAGAAGAAGGTTTGACTTCTAAAGCTGTAGCTAATATACATGACGAGATACAATTTGAAGTACTAAAAGAGGAGGCTGAAAGACTAGGAGAAATAACAAAAGAAAGTATGAAAAGAGTTGAGAAAATATTAGGGCTTGACTGTCCTCTTGACTCAGAGTATAAGATAGGAAGTACATGGGCATTGACCCACTAACATTTAAATTAGAACTTAAAAATAAGGAGAATAATAATATGACTGTAGTAGCTGGAAAAGCTTATTGGGCTAAGTTAGATCAAGCTCAGAATCCCTTTGATGAATCTAAGCCACGTTGGTCTTTAGATGTATCCCTCGATGCTAATGGTGTTAAAGCCATGAAAGCACAAGGGCTTACCATTAAAGATAAACAAGATGATCGTGGTAAGTTTATGACTTTGTATAAGGATCAGTTCTTACGTAATGGAACTGAACTTCCTAAACCAAGGCTCATGGATTCTCAAAAGAATGATATCTCTGGAACCATTGTAGGTAATGGATCTGATGTACGAGTATCATTTACAATTAGAGAATGGAAGATGAACAACAAAGAAGGGAAACGTCCTGTGCTTAAAGATGTACAGGTTTTAAAATTGGTGGAGTATTCTCCTCCTGACGAGTTTGATGTAGAAGAAGGTTATGTCGGAACCTCCAACGACACGGCTAACTCTGCGTCAAGCACAGAGGATAGTGATCTAGAGTTTGACTAGATTGTATCCATAGATAGTAGAGGCATTCTCTCATGAGTAAACTTCATAATTTAGTTTCTAATATTAATACTTCCTTGTATACCTCCCGGCCAACAGAAACTGATATGCATAAGTTCATAGAGGATGTCTCTGCATCTATTTATAAAGCCTACGAATCTAGAGAAACTGGTAAAAGAAATGTAGTACGTTTCTCTAGTGTAGGTAAACCAACTAGACAACTCTGGTATCAAAATAAATATCCAGAGCAGGAAGAAAAACTACATCTTGCTACTCGTATTAAATTTATGTATGGGGATATAATAGAACAGTTATTATTTTTGTTAATTAAAACAGCAGGTTATAAGGTAACTGATCAACAAGGTGAGAAAGTTATAGATGGAATTAAAGGGCATATAGATGGTAGAGTTAATGGAGTACTCGTGGATGTTAAGTCTGCTTCTCCTCACGGCTATGATAAATTTGTAAAGGGAACTATCTTTGAGGATGATCCTTTTGGTTACATAGCACAGATCTCTGGTTATGCTGAAGGAGAAGATGAAGCTGCCTTTATTGTTATGAATAAAGTAACTGGTCAAATACACGTAGCAACTATAGACAGTATGGAAATGATTAACTTTAGAGATAAAGTAAAAGAAGTTAAGAAAGCTTTAAAGAAAAATAAACCACCTGCTAGATGTTACCCTGATTTACCTGATGGTAAGAGTGGGAATAGAAAATTAAGTATGGGTTGTTGTTATTGTGGATTTAAAATAGAGTGTTGGAAAGATGCTAATGGTGGAAAGGGATTACGAAAGTTTAAATACTCTAATGGTTCGAGGTTCTTAACGCATGTAGCTAAACGTCCTCATCAAGACATTGAAGAAGAAGATGTATAGAAGTAAACCAGAAAAAGAATTTGCAGAATATCTAGAAGAAAATAAAATTAAATTTGATTACGAAAGTTTTAAGATACCTTATGTTGTATCTCATCACTACAATCCTGATTTCTTTTTAACCAAGCATGGATTTTTTGTAGAGTATAAAGGATACTTTAAAGCTTCAGATAGAAAGAAACATTTATTAATTAGAAAGCAACATCCTAAGTTAGATTTAAGATTTATATTTCAAGTAGCAACAAATAGAATAAACAAGAAGTCAAAGACTACCTATGCTGATTGGTGTGATCGTCATAACTTCTTATGGGCTGAAGGTAGGATTCCTAAACGATGGTTAAGATACAAAAAATAAAATCTTCTATACGTACCTATTCTTTGTACGAAAGGTTTAGCGAATTTGTTAGTAGTCCTTCTAGTTATGTAACATCTACTACTACTTCTACCTATGAAGCAGAACAATATTTAAAAGATGAAGAACCTAAGTCACCAGAAAGATTACTTTTTATTGCAGTAATATACCAAGCTTTATTAGATGCAACAAAAGATATGGATTACTACGATAATCATGATACAATTAATCATGAGCGTAGTGAAGCAAGAAGATGGTTTACAGTTGAATACGGAACAACAGCTACAGACTTTGAAGAAGTCTGCTTCCTCGCAGGAATTGACCCTAGAGCAACGAGATCATTTGTTAAAAAAATATTTAATAGAGAAGTTACTTTTGAACGCAAGCGAATCAATGTTTTAATTAATAGCAGGGATAAAAGTTAATGTCAGATAAAGAAGATTTAGTTAACAGTCCTTATCATTACACTCAACAGAAGATGGAGGTTATAGATTTAATAGAAAATAGTATGACACGTATACAATTTTGTGGATACATGCGTGGTAATATTATTAAATACATGTTACGATATGAACATAAGAATGGAATTGAAGACTTAAAGAAAGCTAGATGGTATCTAGATCGTCTGGTTGAAACACTGGAGAAACCTACACTACTTAATTAATTACCTACTTTACTTATCATCCGCATTATGTTTAGATGATAGCGGATACAATTATTTTCTGTGCAACACACTACATAAAAATTAATGGAGAGAACAATGACACTACCACATTACGGACCAACTGTACCTGCCTGTGAAGAACTACATGCTTCTAAATACAGACTAACTAACGAATCTTTTTATGAAGCTATGACAAGAGTAGCGGCAGCTATGTCAGATAATGAAGAACATTTTAAAATATTTAGAGAAGTCCTATTAAACATGAGGTTCATGCCAGCAGGACGTATTCAATCAGCAATGGGAAGCCCAAGAGATGTTACAGCTTATAATTGTTTTGTATCGGGAACTATTAAAGACAGTATGGTATCCATTATGGAAAAAGCTACGCAAGCTGCAGAGACAATGCGTAGAGGGGGTGGCATTGGCTATGACTTTTCTCGCATACGTCCTAGTGGCGATAGGATTGTCAGTCTGGATAGTACTGCTTCTGGTCCTATATCTTTTATGCACATTTTTGATGCGGTGTGCAGAACCATTCTTTCAGCAGGACATAGACGAGGGGCGATGATGGGTGTACTACGTGTAGACCATCCTGATATTGAAGAGTTTATACGTG